GCGGGCTTACCCTTGCCGCTGTAAACCGCGGTGCCCAGGGCTGCGCCCATGCGCTCGCCGATCTCGGCCTCGATGAAAGGAATGAAGTCCGCCACGGCCATCGCGCGCAGCTTCCAGCTGACGGTGACGCTCTTCGCCAGCTCGCAGCCGGTCAGGCTGATTTCCGCGAAGGCGTTCTGCTCGTCCGCCACCGGGGTCGGCTCGTCGTACCAGGCCGCGTCTCCGGCGCTGATGCCGGTGTGCTTCTTCATGGTCAGCGTGCCCTTGACCGCGAATTTACGCACCGCCGCCCACAGCGGATGGTTCTCCGCCGCGCGCTTCCAGATTCCGGCGACCACGGTCTCCGGAATCAGCACCGCGGTGTTTTCGGTGGTATGGGTGAAGTCCCTGAGCTCGGGGTTGACCTGCTCCATGACGTCGCGCTGCTCGCGATTCATCGCGCCGCCCATCATGTACAGCGCCCAGGCGTTGCGATACTCAGGGCTCGCAGCGGTCGCGCGGCTCTCGCCGGTGCCGCCTTCGCCTTCGGATTCCTCGTGAGCCTCGCCCATGGGGTTGGCCAGGCCGGCGTTCATCCGATCCAGCATGGCCTGACGGCGCTGGATCGCGCTGCGCTCCTGCTCCAGCTCGTTCAGCTCTTTTTCGATCGCGTCCATGTCGCACTCGCCGGTGCCGGTCAGCATGCCGCGCAGCTCCAACATGCGCTGTTCAATCTCACGCAGTCGCTTATTCATGCGATTTTTCCTCCTCTGTCGTGTAAATCGTCCTTGCTATGAGCGCCCTTCTGCGCTCTTCTTTCGCCCGCTTTTCGCTCTCCAGCTTTGCCTGCTCCCCGTCCAGGTCGAAGGCTGTGCGGGCCTCTTTGACCCAGGTATCCTCATAGGCCGGCAGCGTCACGACCGAGATATCAAGCAGCCGCTCGATGTGGCGCACCGTCCGTGTATGAGTATTCCTGTCGTATTCCTCCCCGTCCGGGGAGATGATGAAGGCAAAGGAGCACTGCAGCGCCCCCTGCTCGATCAAAGCGTAGCAGTCCCGGCTGAACTGTGTATCGAACAGCTCCGCCCGGAAATAGACGCCATCGTCGCGCACCTCGATGCTCAGGCTGCCGCCGCGCATGCGCGCCAGGATCAGCGCGCTGTCGCTGTGATTGTATTTGAGGCAGCAGTCCTTGATCTCGCAGCCCTCGAAGGCCTTCGCGTCGATGATCTCGAAATAATCCACGCCGTCGTATGTAAATAGCTTCGTCTGTGAGTTAAAAACCACAGCCCTGCCTTCGATGATCATCTTGCCATCGTCGCCAGTCTGTGCCGTGCGCAGCTCGCACGCCATTCTGAAGCGCTTCTGCTTTTCTTTCACCTGCCGTCTCCTCCCTGATTCTGTCCGCCCTGGTTCCAGTTCTGAATCAGCTGGTCGCCGCCTTCGATTTTGCCCATGTTGAAGATCTCGCGGCCTTCGTCCTTGGTGATGATTCCCAGCATGCCCATCGTGTTGAGCAGGCTGATTTTCGTCCCCGCGCTCGCGTACTGCAGCCGGTTGGCCTCCACGATCACACTGTGGCCCTCGGCGCGTTCGCGCCGCGTGAAGAGCTTTTGCGTCAGTTCCAGACTCAGCTGGATCGCGATCGGCTCGAGCATGGACTCATAAAACGCGTTCCACTCATCCTCGGAGTAGGTCGATCTGACAATTTTCTCATTGATGCCGAAATAGCCGTATACCTCGTCCTTGATCTGTTTGCGCTCCGCCGCCTTGATGGTGTAGAGCTTCGACGGATCCAGAGGCGTATACTCCATGTCAGCGTCCAGCGCCGCGATGCCGGAGGCGTCCTCCGGGTTGGCGTAGTCTCGGACGAACTCATCCCTGCGCTTTTTCGTCTCTTTGGGATCCAGTGCTTTTTTCGTGACGCGCAGGATGCCGCGCAGCGTCGACCCGTTTTTGATAGCGTTTACGGTGCCCGCGTTGGAGGCGTTCACCAGCTCTACCGCCTCATTCATGGGCTGATTGTCCGCGCCGAGTATCTGCCGTTCGGCGAAATGCCGCCTCAGATGCACCAGATTCCCGTAGTCGGCCCAGAAATCCCGGCCGGATTGGAGCACAAAATGCATGGTCACCGCGCCTGTCGTCGCGTCCTCCTCGGCTGTGACGCTGGTGTAGTCCACCGGATACAGCCCGATCAGATCGGACCCGTGCCAGTGGATATAGGCGAAGGCATTATTTTTGAGCAGCAGCATGCTGACGATTTTATACAAAAAATCATAGGTGTTCATGGCCGGGTTCGGCCTCAGCTGCAGCACATCCTCAATCCGATCCGGCACCGGCGCGCGGCCCTGCATGTGCCGCGGCTTCAGCTTCCCCGCGTGCCTGGCTACGGCGTCCACTGCCTCTCGCACCGTGGCATTTTTGTACGCCAGCGTGTTGGCCCAAACCGCGCCCTCGCCAACCATCTGGACGCTCGTGCGGTTTCGCCTTGGAATCAGCCGGTCAAACAGTCTCATCGCTTCACTCCCCTATGCGGCCTGTTCGACATAGGCCATAAAGTCCTCAAAGTGTTTTACATAGCCCACCCACGCGTTGAGCAGCGACACTGTGCCGTCGATGCGCATTTTTTCGGAGATCTTCTTGGGCTCAATGGTCTCGATCCCGTCCGCGTTTTTCGATTTCGCCCGGGTGTTGGAAAGGCACCATTTCGTGATCGGGTTGTTGTTGTAGTTCACGCTGTGAGCGGCCAGCGCCGCGCCCATTTCCTTCATCGGCTGGCTCCAGGTGTACGCGCCCTGGGGCGTGCGCTCCATGTCGAACCATTCGTCCATCTCCTGCACCCAGTAGCCCGCGAAGGCCCTGTCGTAGCAGATCCACAGCGGCCGGATCTCGAATTCCTGATACATCCGCACAAACCACGCCGTCACCAGGTGATAGTCCACCACGTTGCCCGGGCAGATGGTCACCAGGCCGCGCTGCTCCCACGTCCGATACGGGGCTTCGCGCGTTTTGCCGTCGTCTTCCAGCTGCTCCACGCGCTTCTCGGGGATGAAATACTGCTGCAGCACGTATACCAGGGGATCGCCGCGCTTTCGGACGATCAGAGACGCGCAGGTCAGGTCCGTCGTCGCGGACAGATCGGCGCCGCCGATGGCGTAGCAGCCGCGCAGCTGCTCCAACTCATAGGCCGCCTTGTTTTCGATCTCATCGAACGACAGCCACGCGTCGTCCGCCGTGGCGATCATGTCAAACTCTTTGCAGAGCAGGTTCGGCATGTATCGCGGGTTGGCCCTGGCGTTTTTGACTTTCCGGCGCAGCGTCTCAAGGTTTTTGATTGTTCCGAGCCCCGGGTTTGCCTTTGGCCAGTTGGCCTCGTCCGTCAGATCATCCACACTGTCCAGCTCGTAGATCACGGCCAGCACCGTGTCGTCTTCGAAGCCGTCGATGCCCTCCAGCCGGTTCTGGGCCGCTGCGTACTCCTCGTCATACAGCCCGTTGCGGACCGTGCCCGCCGTCGTCGTGATGAACTCCATCGGCTGTTCGCGCGCGGACATGCCGTCCACGATGACGTTCGACAGGTCGATGCCCTGCCACGCGTGGATCTCATCCATCAGCGCGCCGTGGACGTTCAGGCCGTCCTGCGTTTCGCTGTCGGAGCCCAGAGGCTTCATGATGCAGCCGTCGTATTTCCCGCCGATGCCCACGATCTCGGCAACCAGGCATTTGAGCCGCTTCGACAGCGCCGGCGACTTGCGGACCATGCGTTTCGCCTCGAGCCAGATGATTTTCGCCTGGTCTTTTTTCGTGGCCGCGCAGTAGATCTCCGCGCCGGGCTCGCCGTCAGCGATCAGCAGGTAGAGTCCGACCGCCGCCGCCAGTGTGGATTTGCCGTTTTTGCGGCCCACCACCAGCAGCACCTTCCGAAAGCGCCTCAGCCTGGTGTTTTTGTCGATGAATCCGAACGCCGCCGCGATCAGAGCACGCTGCCACAGTTCCAGGACAACCGGTTTCCCGCCCCACTTGCCTTTTGTGTGCTTGCAGAATGCCTCGATGAAGAAAAGCGCGTGGTTTGCGCGATCCGGATCGTAGATCCATGGTTCCCTCGGAGCCTTGATGTCTTCCACCAGCCGCCGATACT